AGTTGCGAAACGCTCTTTTCCGTTTTCCTTTCAGACACTTGCGGGAAATTTGTTGGTATCTCGTACCAATTTTGTTTCACGCAACGCGGTAACTTAATGCCGCAAATCGGGGGATAACCGGCTCACCGGAATCGTACCCGCCGCCCTATGTATCGAGGCTTCGCCAAAGGGGCCAATACTAGCTTCGTTACGTCCGCGTTTGGCCCATTGCGGAAATTCGCGCCTGCACCATTATTCGGGCGTGGACCTGATCTTGTTCCTCTGGGCGCTGTTCGCGGGTGGTCTTGGCATTTACTGGATCGCGCGCGCCGGATCGCTCGCCCGCGCCTCGGAAATGTTCGACAATTCACCGGCGATGTTTGTCGTCCAAGGCATCCTGGCCATCGGCATGGCGCTTTTTGCGTTGCACCAAGTTTTCTTTCGTTGAGTCCGCCTTCGGCGAAAAGCGGACCACGTTCTTAATCATCTCGAAACCAAATCAGAAAAAGGTCCGCCTTGGATCGGATGGGCGATAGCGACCTCCTCAAGCTGAGGAGGAGTTGTGGAATCGGTCCTAGGTTTTCTGACAGCGTTGCTTGAGTGCGTGTCCGCCTTGGTTGCGCTCAAGGTGCTGCTTGCCGCCAACGCTAAGCAACGCCCACGCAGACCCCGCCCGAAACCTCCAAACTTTCTGAAATGAGGCTCTTTCGTGGCGCTCATCTCGTAACCCTCTGATTTGGTTGGGTTATGTGAAAATGGAGTCAAGCTGCGTTTGTGTAACTAATTGAAAACAAACAAATAAAAACCAATCGGGGGGTTGTGAAACGACCGCCCATCGCCTCTTCCTCGACCTTGAAGCGAGGAGNNNNGGCCAATGTCGGACGATTTCACGATCAACGAGGCGGGGGCGATCATGGCCGGACACGGCATGGACGCCGAAGCTGGATCGCGTCGCTATCGCAAATGGCGCGAGTTCGGGATTATCCCCGACCCGGCGCGCTTCGCAAAAGATGGGCAGGGGCGAGGGCGCCCCGCTGCATGCTGGCCGCAAGCGCATGGCGCCGTGTTCGCGCTTGTGTCCGACCTGTTCGACGCAGGCGCGTGCACCGGACGGGATAACCTAGCGAACGCTTGGGAATGGCTGACCGAACAGCCCACGCCGCAATCTGATACGCGCATTGAAGCGCTGTTAGCCGCCGCCGCAAATGGCGAGGAGTCGTGGATCGTATTCACGCTGTGGCGGCATGAGATTACGGGCCACGTTCAGCCCACCATGGCCGTGCGCCATGAGCAAAACCACGCCATGCCGATTTGCGCGCCGGCGCCGGACTTTGAACCGATTGGCGATTACGTCCGCCCGGTGAGTGACTTGCTGCGCCGGTTCGCGGTGCATGAGGGGAACGTGGTTTCTCTCGCTCTCGCTAAGCAGCGGGAGCCGGTCGAATGAAACTGCGTCCGTCCCTCTATCGCCGCGCAAGCCGCGCGCTCGCCCGTGCTCTCGCGCCTGAATTGTCCGTGCGCCGCTATGAGGGCGCATCGCCGCGACGCATGGGGCCGGAAACCCGCATGGGCCGCACGGCTACGGAAACGCTTACAGCCGCGCCGGCGCTGCGTCAGCGTGGCCGATTCTTTACAGCCAATGAGCCGTTCGCGGCGGCGGGCGTCGCTGCGCTTGTCACCTATGGCGTGGGCGCCGGGCCGATGCCCGCGCATCCGAACGCCGGGCTAGTCGACTCGTTCGCAAACGAATGGTGGAACGTTTGCGACGCGGACGGGCGCCTAGACTTTGGCGGACTCGTCGCGCTGGCCGTGCGCGCGCTGATAGTGGATGGCGAATGCTTCGCGGTGTTGCTGAACACGCCGCAAGGCTTGCGCGTTCGCTTGCTCCCCGCCGAACAGGTGGACGAGTCCAAAACTGCTGATCTTGGCGGCGGCGCTTTCATCGCGTCCGGTATCGAGTTCAACGCGCAAGGCGAGCGCGTCGCATACTGGATTCGTCCTTTCATGCCGACGCAACAATTTGAAACCTACGCGCCGCCCGTGCGCGTGGACGCCAGCGACGTGCTGCACATCATGCGTCCCGATGGCGTCGGGCAAGTGCGCGGCGTCTCATGGCTTGCGCCGGTCATGTTGAAGCTGGCGGACTTGGGGCTTCTCTCGGACGCGCTCTTGAAGGGCTTTCAGGTCGCGGCGATGCACGCCGGCTTCATGGTCGATCAAAACGGCATCGGCGGAATGCCGTTTGACGGTGAACAATCGGGCGACGTGTTGGACGTGTCGCTAGAGCCGGGAACGGTGCGCCGACTCCCCGCTGGGTATGACGTGAAATTTTCCAATCCGCAGGCGGCGCAAAACTCAGTGGAGTTTCGCACGTCTATTATTGAAGAGATCAGCGCCGGCCTTGGCGTGCCCGCCTTCATGGTGAGCGGCAACGTCAATCGGGCCAATTATTCGAGCCTGCGTGCGGCGCTTATCACGTTCAAGGCGTCGCTTGAGGCAATCCAATATAACTTGATCGTTCCGCAGTTGCTCGCGCCAATCTGGCGGCGCTTCGCGCTAACCGAAGCTCTCCGCAACGGGGGCGAGGCGGAAGCGGATTGCGAATGGCGCTTCCCGGCGATGCCGGAAGCCGATCCCATGAAGCAAGTGCAAGCGACCGTTGCGCAGCTAAACGCGAAGCTTTTGAGCCGCCGCGAAGCCATCGCCGCGCGTGGCGAAACGATTGAGCGTGTGGACGCGGACATTGCCGCCGATCCGCACGCCCAAAGCGAAAACCAAAACGAAGAGTCCGAACCGCCGGACGACGACCCGGAGGACTCCAACCATGAGTAAGCTCGCCTTGCGCGCCGCCTCGCTGGCGCCGACTACCTTTGACGCGGACGCAAACACAATCGAAGCCGTGATTAGCACGGGCGCCGATGTGCAGCGCGCCGGCTATATCGAGCGCTTGCCTATCGGCAACGCGGACTTGCGCGGCATCGCTGGCGCTCCCGTGCTGGACGCGCATCGGCAAGACGGCGTGCAGCGTGTCCTAGGCGTCATCGAAAAGGCATGGAAGGCGGGCGGGGAAATCCGCGCGCTTATCAAGCTTTCGTCCCGTGAAGATGTTGCCGGCATTGTGCGCGACATCGCGGACGGCATCTTGCGCAATCTCTCTATCGGCTACCGCGTCAAGACGTGGGCCGATTCAACCTCTTCCAAAGGCGAGCGTGTCCGAACGGCGCTCGCGTGGTCAATCCATGAAGCCTCGTTCGTTCCCATTGGCGCCGACGCCGGCGCCGTCACTCGGAGTATCCCGATGAAAAAGAAAACTAAGGCCGGCGCCAACCCGGCGCCGACGAAAGAGCAAATCGAAGCGGCTTATGAGGCCGTGCGCGATTTGCCGGCAGGCTCAACCATCCCGGCCGATTTGTTCGACAGCATCGCGCATGTGAACGATAACGACACGGCCAGCACGCGCGCGGAAATCCGCGACATCATCAAGCGTGCGGGCGGAACGTCCGAGCAAGCGGACGAGCTTATCGACGCTGACGCTACGGTCGAACAGGCCCGCGCGGCGGCGTATGAGCTTATGACCGCGCGCGGCAACGTCGCGCCGCGTGTTCGCGTGCTCAATCCTGGCCCCAGCCCGGAGCAAACCCGCGACGCTCGCGCCGAAGCGCTGCATTGCCGCGCGACCGGCGCCGCGCCCTCGGAAGCGGCCAAGCCGTTCATGGGCTTCCGCGTCATGGATCACTTGCGCGATGCGATGGAAGCGCGTGGCGAGCGCACGCGCGGCATGTCGGACTACGACGTGTTGACGCGCGCCCTCGGAACCTCCGATCTGCCGGAATTGCTGCAAGGCGTCGCCGCTTGTTCAGCTTGCGCGTAAAACGTCGCTTTCGGATTTCCGTCCGAACGCGCGCTTGCGTGCCGGCGAGTTTGGTTCGCTGGAACCGCTGAGTGAGAATGGCGAGATCAAACACGCCAGCCGCACGGAGTCGAAAAACACCGTCCAGCTTGAGACCTACGCGCGTCGTATCGACTACAGCGGCAAGGCCATCATCAATGATGACCTTTCCGCGCTGACCGATGCCGCCGAACAATTCGGCGTAGCGGCTGCGGCGCGTGACGCGGACGAGCTTGTGTCCGTGCTCACGTCCAACCCGCAAGTGGACGGGCAGGCGCTTTTCCATGCGACGCGCAATAACACTAAGGCGTTCGGCTCGCTTGTCGGACATGAGGCCGTGCAAGAGATCAGCGAAATTCGCCAATCCATGCGCAGCATCGTGGGCTTGGACGGCGTGACGCGACTCAACATCGCGCCGAAATATCTCGTGGTCAGCACGGAAATGGAAACGGTCGCGGAGCAATTCTTGGCGACCTACCAAGCGCAAAGCTTCGGGGAAACTAACCCTTTCCAATCGAAGCTGACGCTCTTGGTTGAGCCGCGTTTGCCCGCTTGGTCTTGGTACGTGTTTGCCGATCCGGCCCAAGCGCCCGTTCTTGAGCTTGCGCACCTTGCGGGCCGGGAAGCGCCGCAAATCGAACAGCAACAGGCGTGGGATAAGTGGGGCGTTTCGTTCCGCTGCATCCATCACGTTGGCGCTGGCGCGATTGGCTGGCGCGGTGCGTACCGCGTCGAAAATGGCGAAGACTCCAATTCGGCGGGTGCGTAATGGCCGCGCCGTCGCTCTCCGACCTGCAAACCTACCGGGCGCGTTTAATCGACGCGCTGGGTAGCGGCGCGCGCGAAGTCGTCGATCAAAACGGTGAGCGCGTGGCGTATCGCGGAGTCTCCGAGCTTCAACGCGCAATCGCGATTGTCGATTCCATGATCGCGCAAATCCAATCCAGCGGAGCAACCAACGTCATCCGCTTCAAAACCTCGAAAGGAACCTGAAATGCAGAATGCAGTAAGCAAAGGTGAAACCGTCACCGTCCCGGCGCCCGCTAACGTGGACTCCGGTGAATATGTCGCCATTGGCGCGCTTGGCGGCGTGGCCGCTGGCGCAGCGCAAACCGGCGAACCGCTCGACCTAACCACGCAAGGCGTTTTCGACATCACGAAAAACGCGGCGGCGACGTTCCTTGTGGGCGACCGCGTGTATTTCGACGTGACCACCAAGGAAGCGACGGACAACGACTCCGACTCGAACAGCGGCGGCACAATCGCCATTGGCGTTGCGGTCGCGGTGGCGGGCGTTGGCGCGAGCACGGTTCGCGTGCGTCTGACTCAACCCGTGAGCGCCGCGTAATGGCGCCCGCGTTCAAAGCTGGCGATCTTGTCGCCTATGCCGGATACGCCGGCGCCGTGCGGGGGATTCAACCCATGCCGTACGGCGCCGGCGACGCGCTTGTTATTTCGCTGCGCGCCCCGGCTTACCCGATCGTATTCATTCCGCTGCATCGCGTGGCCGGCGCCGTGAAGGCCGTCAACGTGGCGCAAGCGGACTTGATTGCAGCCAACCCGCCCCCGGTCACGCGCCTGGAAAAGATGTCCGCGCGCGGGCGCGCCACGCAACGCCGCCAAGGCGAAGCGTTCCGCGAAAAGCTGCGTGAAGCCGGCAAGCGCGGCGCAGAGAAACGATGGGGCGCAGCCGCATAGAAAAAGCCGCCCGGCGCGTGAGCGACCGAGCGGCTTAGAGGAAAACAGAAACGGGACTGACCAGGAACCGTTCAACCAATGCAAGGCCCAAAGGAAGGAGGCCAAACAATGCAAGATCAATTTAGCCGGCTATCGGCTTCCGAATGGCAAGCCCCCGCCGAAGCGTTCTTTGGGGCGTGCGGCTTGCATGGCCTGCGAGTCGTGAAAAGCGATTCCAAGAATGATGCGGAAAACGTGCGCCCGGCGAAACCGGACGGCGGTTTCGCGTGGTGGGACGATCTTTCCGAGGAAGATCAGGTTTGGGCGCTTATCTGCGCCGAACAAAACCGGGAGACTAAGCGGCGGCGCATTCTTGCCGAGCTAGATTCCCCCGATGCCGTTTCAGTCCGCCGCGTCCGCCGCGCGGAAGAGCGCGCGCCAAAGCGTTGGAGTCCCGATGTCGGCGGGACATATACGCAATATCTCAAATGGCTGGAACGGGAAATGTGGGCCGGTCGCGTGAAGCGGGGACTCCACAAAGCGTTGCGCCGCGTCGGCAAGCCGCCCGAACCTCTTGATGCATTCCTACCCATGTCACTCGCGCGCCGCATCGTGAGCGGCGCCGAGCGGTGGCCGAAGGCGCTTCTCCCTTGGAAAGCGTACCAAGAGGAAATTTATTATCTGGCGAGCGGCCCGAAACCGCCTTGGCTTTCACGAGGCGCAGCACGCCCGGAAACTAAAGCCATAAAGAAATTCAACCCGTCCGATTTTTCGGATCGCGCGCGCTTGCTTAAAAGGAAACGTCGATGACACGGAAATCTGAGTCCAAACCCGAAAAGGGCTTACTGTTTGTCAGCGCCGGCTCATACGATGCGCTGCGCCCTTCGTTCGATTTCATTCCGGGGATGCTTCACGACTCCACGGTCGCAATCATCTATGGCCCGCCGCAAAGCGGAAAGACGTTTTTCGCTTTGCACTTGCTTTGCTCCGCGACCTTGGGTCGGCGATTGTTCGGCGTGACGCCGGAAAAGCGGCGCGGACTCTATGTAGGTCTAGAAGGCGAAAGCGGCATCAAGGCGCGAGTGCAGGCGTGGTGCGTCGAAAACAAGGAGGAGACGAATCCGATCCACTACGCGCTTGGGCGTTTCGATTTATCGGACGCGGAGCAAATCTCCGAATTGATCGGCTATATGAAAAAGCACGGGATTCAGTTCGTCGTTATAGATACGCTCTCGCTCGCAATGGCCGGCCTGGACGAAATCGCGGGCCAGCACATGACGTACGTTATGGATCAGCTACACCGCATTAAGCGGGAGACGGGCGCTTGTGTCGTGGCAATCGCGCACACCGGAAAGAATGAGCGCGCGGGAATCCGGGGCCATAGCTCGCAGCTAGGCAACGTAGATACGACTATCGAAATCCGAACGCACAACCGAAAGGCCCAAAAGGGTGCGCGGGGTGAGGCGGACACATCGGACGAGCCGGTTACACTCGACACTCCCAGGTCAGCCATTGTGCGCAAACAACGCGACGGGGAGAGCGGGCGCGCCGTACACTTTACGCTCAAGCTTCACGACTCCAAGGTGCGCGACGCGCGCGGACACGTCATGCGGAGCCCCGCCTTGTGTGAGCATGAGGCGTTCGTAGCCATAGAGGAGGCTCCAGAAGGCGCACGGCTGACCAAGCGGGAGCGGGAGGCCAAAGTCATATTGGATTCGTTGAATCGTCGCTTAGGTCGCGCGGGGCCAGCGACCCTTGACCAATTCCAGCGTGAGCTTAAGCGGAAAGGCTGGGGGCCAGAACGGGCGGACTCGTGGCGCAGCGCTTTCCGCCATTTGCGCGAGCGTCTGGACGTAGACTCCAACGATGAAATCACATTTGCCGTCTAGGCGTGTCACCGTGTCATGCGTGTCATTTGACACGCATCGCACGCGACACAGCCAATGCACGCAAGCGCGCATTTATGCGCTAGCGTAGCGTGTCATCGTGTCATTTCTCTAGGAGGATGACACGCCACGCACGCTTTAACACACACTGGCGGGTCCCTTTGCGGGCGGCGGCGTTCGGGGGTGGCGCAGACCCCGGTATTCGAGTCCATCCAGCAAAATTAGTTTTTGATGCGGGGTTGCATCTCTAACCCCTATGGCCGGTCAGATGAGTGCATGACGAAAACGCGCTCCCCCCGCCGTGATATGGAAGCCTTGCTAGGCGCGCCGCCCAAGAAGCATGGCGGGCGTTCGGCCAACCCGTACCGCGACGAGCTTTATCGAGAGCAAGCGCGCATTGCCCGGCTCAAGGGTGACAAGCTGGCGGGCGAGCTAGTGGCGCGTGTCGACGTTCAACGAGAATGGGCGTCCGCCGTCACCGAAACGCGCCAGCGCCTTTTGGCGATCCCCTCGCGCATCGGCGCCAAGCTGGGGCTTGATCGCAAACAGGTGGAAGCCATCGACGCGGAGATACGGTCAACGCTGACGGCGCTGGCCGGCGTAGGAGGCCCGGCCAATGGCGGCGGCTCTCCGAACACTTGATCGGGCTGAATCCCCGCCAGCGGCGATCCTAGGCGGCTTCGCCCATTTCGCCCCGCCCCAGCGGCTCAACGCCGCCGATTGGGTAGAGGCGAACGTATGCTTGCCGTCCGAGGTCAGCGCGTTGACCGGGCCAATGGAGCTTTACGCCTATCAGCGCGGACTCCTTGAAGCGGTCAGCGACCCGGACATTACGCACATCAGCTTCATCAAGCCGGTTCGCATTGGCGCCACGGCGCTTATGGCGGCGACCATCGCGCATTTCGTGAAAAACGATCCTTGCCCCATTCTGGCGATCCAGCCCACGCAGGATGACGCGCGCGATTGGGTTATCTCGACAATCGACCCCACGTTTGAGGCATCCCCCAGCTTGCGCGGGGCGCTCATGGGAAACGTCGCCAGCCGGGCGACCATCACGAGCCGCCGCTTCCCCGGAGGTTGGTTCAAGTGCGTGTGGCCGGTGGCGCGAAATCTCCGCCGCCATACCGTGCGCGTGCTCTTGCTGGACGAGCTAGACGGGTATGAGCAAACGCCGGAAGGCCCGCCCTATGACCTGGCGGTCAAGCGCACGCTTACATATCCGAACCGGCTGATTTTCGCGGCGAGCACGCCCACCGATTCCGAAACGTCGAAAATCCATGCGCTCTATGAGGAGTCGGACAAGCGCGTGTTTGAGATTCCGTGTCCGCAATGCGGGGAGCATTTCGAGCCGCGATGGCAACACGTCAAATGGGACAAATCCCCGGAGGGCGAACACCTGCCCGATACGGCGCACATGGTTTGCCCGGCCAATGGCTGCGTGTTCGAGGAAAAGCACAAGATTGCAGCCGTTGAGGCGTTCCGCTGGCGTGCGTCGGCGCCGCATGTGAAGGGCCACGCCGGATTCCGATGCAGCGCGCTTATC